AAACACTATATTAGTTAAATGACGTTCTTTCCGGCTCTTTATGGCAAAGATGCCAAGGGAAAGACTCGCATTTGGCAAGTCGAGGTCGTCAATGGAATGATTAGACGAACCACAGGTCTTATTGATGGTAAAAGATCTGTGACGGAACGCCCTCCAGATGCCAAACGCAAGACTCCCATCGAGGAGCAAGCCGCTCAGATGTGGCGAAAACAGGTCAAGTTGGGGTACATGGACAACGAACAAGCGAGACCCGAGTATGTCCTCAGACCCATGCTGCTCTACTCGTTTAGTTCGAGATCCTATGGGATTGATGGTGACATTCGCTTTCAGCCCAAGTTGGATGGTGTCAGGATGCTCGGTGGCTTCTCGGGTGGTGGACTCTTGCTCCAGTCCAGGAATGAACAGAGGATTGAACATTTGACCCACCTGGAAAAGGTCTTGGAAGGGAAGTTGGAGGAGGGTGAGTTCTTGGACGGTGAACTCTTCTGCAAGGACTTGGACTTCGAACAGATCACCAGTGCCGCTCGGGGTTCAGAAAGTCCGTACGCACCCAAGCTGGAATTTCACTGCTTTGACTACTTTCGTCTCAGTCAGTTGGAGATGCCCTTCATGGAACGCTACGAGAGGCTCAAGGAAATCATCAAGTCAATAAACCACCCCATGATCAAGATTGTTCCAGCATATCAAGGAACCGCCAAGGACGCCAACAGGTATCACGACAAGTTTGTGGCAGAGGGTCACGAGGGTGTAGTGATTCGCGTGGCAGACAGTCCCTACTTGCTTAACAGGCGCTCGTCCCAGTGCATCAAGTACAAGAAGATGATGACAGAGGAATTTGAAATCGTGGGCGCCGAGGAGGCAGAAGGCAAGGATCGCGGGACACCCATCTGGATATGCGAGACCAAGGACGGAGACACGTTCAAAGCCAGACCAAAGGGTACCATGGAAAGTCGAAGGGAGCTGTGGAAGAACCGAGGGAAGTTGATGGGTGAAATGCTCACCGTTCAATTTCAAGGACTCACCCAAGATGGAGTTCCACGCTTTCCCGTGGCACTCGCCGTAAGAAATTATGAGTAATATTAATATAATGGTTTCACCAGAACAATTACATAGTCTCAGAATGTCTAAACCAAACCTCATGTTGATTCACGTAGGTTCAAAAAAGCATTTTCAGAATTGCAGGCTTCCGAACTCGATCAACTTTCCCATGATGGAGTTTGATCGCATCAATGCGGTTCTTGCTGGCGAAAATGACCCCCAGCGGATCGAAAAGAGATCCTACGAGGAAAGGGTGCTTCGGGAGCGATCCGACCGCCTGTTATTGGCGCGGGCCAGGGTGATCACAGCAACCGACGATGCCAACAGTGCTCGGATAGCAGAGAATAGTGCTAGGATTGCTTTTGAACAAGTGAGACCGTTGAGAAACATCGAGTCCATGGAGTTTGCCGAGAAGTCCAAGAAATTTGAAGACGCAACCAAGTTGAAGATCATCAAAGAGACCGATTTGGATAGAGCCGTCAGGATGTACGACGCTGAGGTCGCCAGACAGAATCAACCCATCGTGATGCCAACGATAAAACCGGATACGCCAAGTGAACCACCCAAGAAAGTTGAAAAGGTAACTTACTTGGATGTGGAAAAGCGAGGGGAAGGTCTTTTCTCAGGAACGGGTCGAACATTTCCTGGATTCGACCAAGCCATAGTACTTTATGGAAACAACAAACAATCACTGGTTGCCAAGATGGCCAAGATCCATATGAACGAATATGGTTTCACTAATATATTTGTTCTAGAAGATGGTCTGGAAGGATGGAGAGACAAGGGTCTTCCGGTTGAGGGTGATTGCGATGTGATGTTAATTAGAGAATACATTCGATAGTAGTATAAATGTCAGAAATCCGTATTGAGAAGCATGGGTTCGTACGTCTTGTCGATACAATGCCGAGGGAGGATCTTGATCACGCCATAGTGCAGGCCGCCCGCGTTTCGTATGGAGAAGGCACCAAGAGTGTTCGGAGTGACCGCGGACTGATTCGCTACCTGCTCCGTCACGCCCACACGACCCCCTTTGAGATGGTCGAATTCAAATTTCACATCAAGATGCCCATCTTTCTGGCCCGGCAGCACATGCGTCACCGGACCGCCAGCATCAATGAGATTTCGGGACGCTACTCGCAGCTGCCTGAGGAGTTCCACGTTCCGTCCGAGTTCCGTGGTCAGTCCAAGGTGAACCATCAGGGTTCAGAGGGAGTTCTGGATTCGCCCGCGTCTATGGTGCTGTTGAGGAGCCAGAAGGCTTCGTGTGAACAGGCATTCGAGGTCTATCAATTGCTCTTGAACCACGGAGTTGCACGAGAGACGGCACGGGAACACCTACCTCTTTCGACCTACACCGAGTTCTACTGGAAGATCAATCTACACAATCTTCTTCACTATCTGCGTCTCAGGATGGACAGTCATGCCCAACCGGAGATCCAGTTGTACGCCAAGGCGATGTACGAACTGGTAAAGCCACTGATTCCAGCGGTCGCCGAAGCCTATGAGGATTACATTCTTGGATCCGTGACCCTTTCTAGATTGGATCTTGTGAAAATAAAGCAAAATCTTCTTGAGGGGGCGCATGAACCCTATCCTTCAGATGGAGAGGAACTAGAGCTTTTAGAGAAGCTCCGCGTTCTTGGAATCGCCTAGACTTGTTCGGAGGCTTGTATCTTTCACCGGGAGCAAGTTCACGAGGTTCATAGGTCTTGGGTGGAGGAATGACCGGTTTCGGTTTAGGTTCTTTCGGAACCGCAACCTCTTCGTCTGTTTCTTTTTCCTGTGAAGAAGCTGAAATAATCGTCTGAATCTTTTTCCATGTTTCTTCATCAAGTTCTCCACCACCCAATTCATCTTCGCGGAATCCGTAAGAAAGGTAGATCGCCAAGCGTTCTTCATACGTCTTTCCTTCGAGTTCCACTATGAGCTGCTGACACTGTTTGTTTGTTATGACATGGTGTTTGTGCAAAGCCATTCCACACCCTTCCACCGGACAAGGTGGATAATATCGTCTTGCGTTAATATCACAACGTTTATGACATATTTCATCATTGTCACTCAAATGGACATCAAGTTTATCAAGTATAATTCTATTACATATTGAACATTTTGTAAATGGGACTAGGTTTAGACGACATTCTTGATGAACGTGATGACCGCATCGGACATTGGCTTTACAGACAAAAGGAATATCTTCGCCACAGATACTACACATTCTAATTATCTTCCATGTCTTTTCTTTAACGCTTCATCACAGTGCCACACATCCTGCAGGTGATAAACAAGGTCATAGGCTCATCTGCAGATCGTGTCTGTTTCTCCACGTAGGTGGTTTTCATTGACTTGCACTTGCCACACTTGAACATCCCGTCCTCGTATTCCTCGGGCCTCTTCTCGACCACCTCCTTCTTGGGTTCCTGATACCAAAGATCCCATATCTCCTTGGAGTCGAAGGTGTTTGGTTTGAGTTCACCACTCTTGATTCTGTCCAGGAACTTTGACTTGTCGTTGTTGCGGATCGCGTAGATCAGAGATCTCATCCGGTTCGCGTAGAGGCGTTTGAAATCTGGATTTTTCCAGTTTGCCCGTGTGTCGTTCTCGCTGATGACCGTGACGTTTTTGAAAGGCTTTGGCACCTCGACCATGTAGTCGCTCAGGTTCGATGAAATGTGTTCCGATATCTTGGCATGCTCGGCTTTGAGTTCGTCGTTCGCATGTTTCTTGTCCAAGACTGATGCCCTTTCAGCGCGCACCCAACACTCTTTGGAATTGATGAAGATGTCTCGCTGTATCTGAACCAACTTGGTCATCGTATCTCTGCGAACTTGTGTGAGTTTCTCGTGTATCTTTTCCATCTTGCCGAAACGTTTCATGTTCAGAAGGTGTAAAAGTCTCTTGAGAATGCGCTTCCTCTTGGGGATATCAGGAAGGTCGAGGTATTCTTCTTCCTGGCCTATGAAGACCTTGGGCTTGAAAGAAGGTCTGCGAATGAAGTAGCGTTCAAGTTTTTGATTGATCATTGACAGACCCTTCATCTCATTTTCCATCTCGTCAATGTCTTTCTTGACCAAAGTAAGAAGTCGCTTGAGTCGTGTCTGATCAAGAAGCCTTTTGCTGACCTTTTTGATAGGTGGCACAAATGTTTCACCAACCATCTTGTCCCTGATAGCCAGAAGGCGTTCCTGCTTCTCCACCAGTGGTGTCTTGCGCTTGACCACTCCGCTGTCGGTGACGTCAAATATGTAGTTCCTCTTGGCGAGATACTCCGTCCAAACCTTTGAGTTGAACTTTTGTAGCTCCTTCAGGTTTTCGTTCACGTTGCCGGGTTTCATTTGCTTGATGCACCAGTTCTTGGCGCCCTTGCTGAGATGAGTGGCCAGCGCGTCTGCCTTGGTCTCGCTCACCAACCCAGAGTCAATGAGTGCGGTCGTCGCAAGCGCGATGGATTTGGTCTCCATTGTGTCGGATGTCCAAGTGAGCATTATTTTTCTTCCTGAATAATTATTTCAACTTCTTCACCTGGAGGGCTTGAGAGTTCTTATTGCGCCTGACTTCGTTGGGATCCTGACCGGGTTTGGTGGCGCCTCCTGCCTTTTTGTAGGTCTTCTGATGGAGGCTCCAGAATTGTTGAGATCCCACACGGAAGTTCTGATGGATCTTGGCCTTGTACCAGAACACACAGTCCTCGATCCGATTGGACTTGCTGGTGTTGTCCAGAACCAGTACCTCGTAATTTTCGGTGCACGCCGTCATCACCTGATTGAACATATCGAAGTTGGGGAAAATCCCAAAGAACGCCTTGTACAACTTTTCTCTGTTCTGAATCACATTTTCTCGCGCGATGAATACATAGTCGACGTTGGCGCGGAGATCAGGACTGAGATCCATGCAGTACTGCATCGTCAACATGAAAAAGATCTTCCAGTGACGACCGTTCATGAAGCACTGGCGAATACAGGCATCCTTCAAGAAACGTCGATCGTACATACAATCGTCCATAAGAATGAAAGCACCAATGTCCCTGGATGTCAGTTCCTTCTTTCCTGGTGGCGGCTTCATATTCACCATCTTCCTCTGCCTGTCGATGACTCTCTCTATGATGTCCTTGTCATATTCACCGTAGATGAACAAGTCTGGAATGAATTGCTGATACCAGTGGTTGCCTTCCTCGGTCGCCGACATCACCACGCCCGCCGGAAGATGCTTTTTGTGATAGAGGATGTCCGTCACCAACGTCGACTTCCCTGTGCCTCGCTTTCCTATGAATACACAAACCTTGTCGTCACCCATTGAAGCGGGATTGAATTTTTTGAGTTGAATGTTCATGTCTATTAGTCGTATGTATTTTTTCAATTCTTTTTTTGACACATCATAATAGTATGCGGCTTGCCGTCACAGGATACCAAGACACTTTTCTGAGCGGAGACCCACAAAAGAGTTTCTATCAAAAGGTGTTTACGAAACGTGCCGGATACACGACCGAGAACCTTCGTCTGGCATTTGATTCCGAGATCAAGTTCGGAAATCAGTTCGTGTGTACCATAGACAACGACACTTGTGATATCATCACGGGATTCTTTTTAAATTTTACGTATCAGAATACAGAAAGTGTTCCACAGGACGCCGGACATGCTTATGTGGAGAGAGCCGATCTCTTGGTGGGAGGACAGACCATTGTGAGTTTGACCGGTGAATACATGGCTGTGATGTCGGATCTTACGGATTCGCAAAGAACGCGTGATAGCAACGACGGTCTCTTGGCACGGAATGTGACTCCTTCGCGTTATGGAACCAGTTCACCCACTCAGAATTTTATTGTAGAATTGCCATTCTTTGGCACCGAATATGCAAACTCCTTTCCTTTGTTGGCTCTGAACCGACACACCATTCAAGTTAGAATATTTCTCAGAACACAAGCCGAACTCGGTAGCATTCCTCTTCCTTCTATAGAATTGAATCTACAAGCAGTATATCTAAGCGATGAACACCGACAATTCTTCCTTGGAAAACAATTGGATTATGCCATAAGGCAAACACAACTCGCCCGAGTCACCGTGGGTGATCTCAATCAGATGCGATTCAAAACCGAATTTGAAAATCCCGTCAAAGAATTCGTTCTGGTCGTTCAAAATGACTCCGGGACCGACGGCGTTTTCGACTATTCTTCTCACGAATCCGCCAACTACTCGAGTTACTCAAACGACCAGGTGACGCGCTGGAGATTGTTCTTGAATGGTCAAGTTTATTTCAACTTGGATCAAATGACAATGAGAGCCGTTCAACCCTATGAATACTACACACAGACTCCAAGTTATAAGGTGAACGTATTCAATGTGGGTCAAAATACTGGTGTATACCCTTCCGGAACGGTCAACATGAGCCGAATATCCAGTCAGATTTTCGAACTAACTCTGGTCGATAATAGCGTATCGCGTAAAGCAAGACTCTACGCGGTAAACTTTAACATCTTCCGCTGCCAAGGCGGACTCGGTGGAACTATTTTCGTCTAGTCAAGCTTGATCTCGCGACGCTTTTTGTCCGAGGTTCGCATCTTGAAGAATAGCTTGAGCACTCCGTCAATGTAGCTCGCCTTATACCCCTCATCCGATACATCCACGTAACTGGGCAAATCGAATGAGGCACTACGGTTCTCACCATATGCCACCGTCACCTCATGATCATCCGAAGAAAGGGTGATGTGAATGTTGTCCTTGCCCACTCCGGGCAGGTGCATCTCAATCTCGAAACCCTCATCCGTGGTGTGGGTACGCTTGTATAGATATCTGTCAGCCAATTTATTATTAAACTGCTTCTCCATGTTGGGCAGCTCATTCAGAACCTTGGACGTGGTGTCCAGAAGGTCATAAAGATCGCCATGCCGAAGAAAAGGTAAAAAAGCCATTGTACTTTATCTTGGAATCTTTTCTTTAATTATTTTCCAGTCCTCCCAGTTGGGTGATCGCGTGTCCGCCACACAGACCTCCGCAATCAACCGCATCGGTGTGGGATACACTGAATATACTTTGTCGTAGGGAAAGAATGAATACATGTGACTCAGATGGGGCGTGTGCTTGATGTCTAAATCTTCCACCTCACACTCCCAGCCAAGCGCATGCAGAGGATCGATCGCATATTGCTTTCCGATCTTTCCATACGAATTGAAATTCACGACGTTGTAAAGTTTTCCAAGATTGTCAGGGTCAGGGATGGTCACGTG